TGTTGATGTTTTCGAACTCATCCGTCTTTATCATTCGACTACAACCTCCAAATCTTCAAAAAGTTTTTTAGTGGCTACAAGAGGAATATCTCCGTACCCGGCTCCCCACTTTCGTTTAGCATATTTGCCTGTGTTTGGAGCAAGGTCAAAGCTTCCCTGATAGATACGCCGCTTAAAGTCATTCTTAATAGCCTCACCGGCTTTTTTAGCACGCTGCCGTATAGTGCCTCTTGTTCTGAAAGCGTAAGCGCATAAGTCTGCTATCTCTTCGCTGTACTCTTGAAGGTACAGGTCAAAAACAGGGCGCTTTGGAACACGCTTATGCTTTCTGCCTGCCCGAAAACCTTTAACTAAATACATAGCAAGCTCCTGCGAAGGAAGCAGACTTCCTGAGTTCCAGCTTCTGTGTGAGGCACCTTTTTTGAAACGGATTTTAATGTTTATTGATTTTCTTGCAGACTCAAAACCAAGTCCAATAGCAGTCTTATTGAGGATTTCTGTTGATTGTGCCTTAAGAGTCTGTTCGTTTTCAAACTCATATCTTATGTATCCTGCCATTAGAACTTCCCTTTAATTATATCTGTATGCTCTCTGTCAGGCTCAGAAGTAGTACCCTGCACAATCTCAAAGTCAAATCTTGTAAACCCGCCGTAGTGTCCCCACTCAGAGCGACCAATAAGGCGTACAAGTCTTCCTTTCTCTAAGTCCATTAAGAATGTTCCGACAGTCAGAGGAGAGGTGTGGTCAACCCATACGTACTCCTTATCCTTAATATCAAGAACATCTGCTGAGGCTTCTGACGTAGACCTTCCACCGATAGAAACAGCGAAAGTCTTTTCAGGCATAATGATGACATCTACAAACCCTGAGGCCTTTTCTTCATAACCTGCCCCTATCTTAGGCTCACGCTCGTAATAGGGAACGGTCTGAAAAATCTCAGGGAAGGCTGCTAACATGTCACCCGTATACTCCTTCTGCCATAAGTCCTCCAAATAGTGCACTTAGGTAGCCCGTCTCCCCGTTATTGCCCATAGACGGCGTAGGGCAGAAGAAACAGGCTATTTAAGTGCACTATCGCAAAGCTGTACGTTTAGCACAGCAGGTTACCATTGTGTAAGCCATTTTACCGAATGGATTTGATAAAAGGCCCTTGAGCAAGTTTGAACCTTTGCCTGAGTTTATAAACTCAGTATCGAACTTCAAATCGACACCGCCGATTTTCTTTTCTTTCAAAGGAATTGCTCCCATAACTGCTACTCCTGCTACGTACTTAGGGTATATGTCTGCAATATACCAAGCAGTAAGATAGAGGTAACAGCGTCTAGTTTTGTCAAACCACGTCTGCTTGTCCTGCAGGTTCCACAGTGTAGCAACGCCTGAAAAAATATCATAGACAGCGTCAATCGCAGTATCTATGATATTATCAGCTTCGTTAGCATTGTTTTCGAGCCCTGCAAGCTTTGGGAAGGAAGTCAGGAACTGTCTCCTGAAATCCTCCCGGTTAATGCGAAGTGGTTTTCCGTCAGGAAAAACTGCTTCCATTACTATTCCTTAGCTTCGTCAGCTGCTTCGTCTGTTTCAGGCTTGTCAGCTTTAGGTTTTCCACCCTTAGCTTTACCGCCTTTAAGGGCGTCACGTTCAGCTCTAAGGGCCTTATTCTCGTCTTCAAGTTCCTTGATACGAGCTTTCATTTCCATAATCTGAGTGAAGCTTCCAGCCTTAAGTGGTGCTTCATCCTTGATTATGAGCTTTTTCTTTTCTACAAGAACCTTAAACGAAAGACTATTCTGAAGCTCTTTGAAGAGTTCCTCATCAACTTCTGTAAAACCGTCCTGCTCTACCTGTCCTGTAGCACGGTTAAGAACATAGCGTCCAAACACTACACTCTGCGAAAATCGACCGTCTTTCTTAAGGTCAATTCTGATATCAGAACTATATGTGTTCTGAATATATTTCTTTGCCATTTGTAACTCCTATGCGGGGAAGCCGCCGTCCCCGCTGCGGCTTACACTCGATTAGGTCGACGGTGTGTAGTTAGGGTTCTTTCCGATACCACGGATTACCTTTACAGCTCCGTCTACAGGGCAGAGGATTGAGCCTACACGCTTAATCATTGTTCTTCCCTGACCATCGCGGCTGTTACCATAGAAGTATGGGAGTACCATATTGTCGAAGGCAACAGGAGCCATTACAACGTCTGTAAGACCTGTGTCTGACATATCTGAGTGGAACTCAGGGAATGTAACGTACATCAAGTCTGTATCTTCATTGTTGAATGGGTTGATAATGCCCTTGTTCTCGTCTGTGGCAGAAAGCATTGGGTCAGAGCAGAACTCGTAAATGCGCTGGAAGTTGTCCATCTGCTTTACAGGAGTTGTGCTCATAAACTTATTGCCCTGCTGGTCAAATGCCTCGTTGATGAACTTCAATGGGCTTGACTGGTTGTAAACCTTAGATGTCAAAGACCATTTAAGACACTTGTACATTGTTGGTGAACAACAAATGCGTACCTTTGTAGGCAGGAAGTTGAGCTCTTCAAGCCAGCCACCGATGAGGTAGTTGAGCATTTCGAGCATGTCAGCACCCTTTGTTGCGTTTGTAGGGTCTTCGTAGATATACTCGAAAGGAGCTTCATCCCACTGGATTTCAGAAGTCTGCTGAGCAAGACCTTCAAAACCTGAAGCACCGTCTCCGAAGTAAATCAGAGCATTGTGGAGCTGTTCAAGCATGAAGCGAGTATATTTCTCGTTTTCGCCGATAGCAGCGTTTGTCAAAGGATTTCCTGAGAGTGCACCGTAAATCTGGTCTGCAGGCGCTGTTTCAAAGTCTGCTACCATGTTTACGAACTCAGAGATAATCTGATGAGTACGAGTCTTAGCTGCTTCGTTGATGTTGTGCTGACCTGTAGTCTTAGCAACATTAGCGATACGAGCCATACCCTCGAAGCTCTGTGTCCAGATAGACACTGCATCAGCCCATACGTTTGGCACACCAATCTCTGTTACAAGATGTTTAGCGTAGCCCTGCAACATAGGCTGCTTGTAAATCTTGTTGAGATATGAAATGTTCCAGAATGGAACCTGCATGCTGTTGATGTCAGCATCTGTAACACCCTTAATGTAAGGCTGTGCCTCCATTTCGTGTGTCTTAGGGTTACGATAACCTACAAGAGGCATAGCATCGAATACTGCTTTCTTAGCTTCTTCGAATGTCTTTCCTTTTGAGTCCATGAGACCCTGAATAGAGTTCTGAATGAAGTCGTTAGCTGCATCAGTAACCTTTGTTTTGAAAGTGTCTCCACCCAAAACAGCGTCAGGGTTAGCAATCATGGCCTTACTAAGAACTTTATCAGGAAGTTCCATGTAAAGTGGTGTGGCGTTGCGAGCCATACCTGTCAAGCGCCAACGAGCATCAAGCCCCGGGCCTGAGTCTTTGTTAGCTCCAATGTGGATGCGGCAAGAAGAAGCGTCAATCTTACCAGCATGGTTAGCTGTGAGATAAGCTTCAGCTTTGCTTGCAAAATCGCTCATGCGATGAGCTGCTGTGATAATAGCCATTTCTATTTCCTCCTTCTAACCATTACTGCATCGCTACAGGAGCACTTACAGCGTAGTTGAAACCAATGTTAATGAGAACTGACTCATTCTCAGGTTCAATCTGTTCAATAGAACCTACATAAGAGCAGTCTGCGAGAGTTGGAATACCGTTTGTAAAGCTTGTTGGAACAGCCAAAACAGGGAAACCACCAGCGTTACGTGCGAAGAGGCACATGTCGCGTGTGATGTCCTTAAAGTCACGCTTTGTTGTTCCTGAAGCAGAAGCGAAACAGTCCTTGTACCATACGAAGCCTCTCTTAATGAGAGTTCCCTTCATGTGTGGCATGATACCGTTTCCGTATCCACTCTTATCATTCATAGGGAAGCCAGTCATAACTCCCTGTTCGTACTTCATAACACCTGCGAAGCTTGAGCCATCAGCTGGCTTAGAGCCGTGGATTGTAGCGTATTCGCCGTTTTCGATGTCGTTGTCATCGTACCAGACAGCGTTTCCAAAAGGAACAAAAGGCAGACCGAGAGTTTCAAGGTCTGAGTCAAGCTCCATTTTAGAATATGAAGTTTCAATATGAGGAACGCTGTCACCAAGCATCAAAATGCCGTTTGACTTATCAGTTCCTCTCCATACTTTCTGTCCAGTAACAGAAAGTTTAGCACCCGGTGTACTGTATGCCATTTTTATCCTCCTTAGCGGTTCCAAGCATCAATAGCAAGGTCTTCAGCTGAGAAACCTGCACTCATAGAGTCTGTCTGCTGACCCTTAGCTTCAGGCTTTTCTTTTCCAATACCAAGAGCTTTAGCTACAGCAGCTTCGATTTTGTCATCGAGCTTTGCTGCATCCATAGCTTTTGCTACAGCTTCTGCAACGATTTCAGCAGTGTCTTTCTGAGAGCCACAACCGTCTTCAGTTTTGCCCTCTTCTTTCTTACCTTCATCGTCTTTCTTTTCTTTGCCTTCGTCGCCCTTGTCGTCTTTCTTAGGGTCTTCTTTACCCTTCAAGGCATCTTCAACAGCGGCTTTAGCCTTTTCGTCGTCAGCGTCAACGCACTTTCCATAAAGAGCGTCAATAGCGTCTGCGACTTTCTTCTTTGCTTCAGCGTCTGCTTCGTTGAGCTCTTTAGCTCCTGTCAAAGCATCGCGAACCATACCAGTAAGAACCTTGCGGTCGTCGCTATCACCAAGACGAACTACGTGCTCCATTACAGCTTTTACTTCTGTATTGGCTTCGTCCTCTGTGATACCTTCTACAGCAAGCTTAGCAGCACAGTCAAAAACTACCTTACTAAGGCAGAAAGTGGCAGCGTCCTTTGTCTTGCCGATACCGAACATTTTCAAGAAGTTCATACCAAATCCTCCTGTTCCGTTGTCACGGAAGTTATTATCAATGGAACGGCTGACTGCCGCCATAGTATCAATTACTTTAGCCTCGTGGCCTGCACGACCACGAGTAACAAGTGCTACATGATTTACGTTTGTGAAGTCAGGAACCTCAAAGTCATACTCAGGAGAGTCTGACACCTTCCATATAGCCTGAAGTCCGATTGAAAGCTCACGCTTACCGTTTACATATTCATCGTAAGCTGCCCTGTCGTCAAAGACAAGGTCATTCTCAACGTAGACATTTCCGTCTTTCAGAGTAACAAGACCTGCCTGTCCTCCGGCACGTCCTACCTCGTACTCTTTTCTGTTGTCAGGAGTAATGTCTACGTCAGGATGATTATTTGCGAGCGGGATGTAGTTAAAATCCTTGAGGTGCTTTACAATAGCCTCAGGACGACGATAAACCTTAAATAGTTTCTGATTACGCTTCTCAGGTGGAAGTTCGCTTAAAAGCTCTGCAGGCACTTCGTCCCTTGTATAGAGCTGAATACCTGAGCGTAACATTCTGCATTTCTTGATTGCGATATATGGTTTTGAGCCGCAGTCGTCGGCTTCTGTCTCATATACCTCATTTCCGTCGTGAATACGTACTATCATAGTATTATTTTACTCCCTTAGTATATGTATTGTCAATAACTAACGTTAGTTAGGCATTTTGTGCTTTCTGTATTCTCTCGAAGCTCTTTCCACCTGCGGCTACTTTCTCGTGAGTTCTCTGTTCCAAGCGCGAGTTGTAAGAATGTCCCTTACCGTCATCGTCTTTCTTAGGCTTCGGCGCGGTTTTACCCGCAGCACCGCCGGAAGCAGGGGAAGGCTGAGCGGCTGCATTTTTAGTCTGCTCAACCTGAGCACGCAAAAGCTCCATTTCAAGCTCGTGCTTTTCATCAGCCTGAGCGTCAAGTTTCTTCTGTCGTCTCTTAAGTTCTTCAATAACATCTGAGTCAACAGGGAAATCTGTCTCGCCGACAGAAGCAGCAAGAGAAAGAGCATCGCCTGCAGGCATAAGACCTGAAACTTCGTTGAAGTATCCTTCGGTCATTTTCTTGAAGAAGTCAGCCTTCTTAGCTGCGTCTGTAAGGGCCGGGTTATCAAACTCGATTGTGGTGTATGGAAGATACTTCATAACCTCGCGGTCAACACCCAGAGCGTCGATTACGATAAGGTATGTGATGTATCGAAGCTGACGCGCAACATCCTTATGGATGTACTTGATGGCTTCCCACTGCTTTTCCAAAGCACCTTCTGTGGTATCTCCTGAAGAGAAAGCACCGCGTTCAGAAGACAGGATAAGCTCTTCAGGGATATTGGCTCTTGCACAGAAATCCTGACGGATAAGACGCATTAATTCTGGCACTTCCTTGAAGTCTCTCTGAATAGCCTGAAGGTTACCGATAACATCAAGGTTGATAGGGTCGTCAACATTTGAAGAGTGACGGACTCGGATTGTGTCCTGCTGTGCAACTTCATCAAGGATAAGCTCTCCTTCAGTTGCGAGCACTCCGTCTACATTGATTGTACGGGCCAGAATTGACATCTGGTTAATCATTGTAGGAATTGTAGACATTACTGTCATATAGTTGAGTACGCTTTCGTACCAGCCGTTCATGTCTGAGATACCCCAGCCGAGGGTCATAATGTTTCCAAGGTATCCTGCCTGTGGAGCTGTTACGACTCGTGCACAGCGCTCTCCCGACACATCGCAACCCAAGAAAGGAATGAAATACTCTCTAGGGTTCAAAAAGTCTGCTGCTGTAGGGTTCCACTGAGGAACGTGGATTACGTTCCATCGGTCAAGGGTTACAAAACGTTCAATACAGTTTTTCTTTACGATGCCTGCTTTAAGCAGAGAGCGCATCGGAAGGTGCATAGAAACCGGCGAGTCTTCCTTGAACATAGGAAACATCAGTGAGCCGCCGTAAACAAGTGACCAGTTTGTAGCCTGCGCGATATGGTCAGCAAGGTCATGCTTAATCATGTTATCGCGGATTTTATCCATCTGGTCAGGAGTAAAGTAAGGGTTTCTGATACGTACCCCGTTTATAAGAATAGACTGAGATTTCTTTTTAATGATGAGTTCAGGAATACCTTTCTGAGAGTAGATGGCATTTGCCTCTCCCGGAGATATCCATACGTTTGGAACAATCTGAAGGTCGTGCGCAGGGTCAGCTCCGGGCATACCCGCTCCGCTTGTGTAGTTTCCGACATAGCCGTCCCCAAAACCCTGAGGGCCGGGAGCAGCACGAGGAACACCAAGACCGGGCATGATGTCTGATACACGTGATATTACAGAGCCTTTCGAGTGATATGTGTTTAGGATGACAGGGGTCAGACGTGAGTTTACACGTTCCCTTACTTCAGAAGCTGACATGACATTCGGCATGACCTTCTTTACGTTCTGAAGCTCTGCGTTTGCAATCTTAAGGTTGATGCTCTCCTGAGTTTTAAGAGGCATAGCCTTAAACGAGTCCGTATTACGAACTATGGTAACATTATCTTTTCTGTAGTTTGATGTGCCTGACTTTTCTATCTGGCGCCATACGTCACTGTTATATGCCATGTAAACCTCTTGATATATTGGCAACCGCGCAGGGCTTCTCACCCTGATACTGCCGTTAGTCTTGTAAACTGCAAAACGCGGTATTTTGGCTAGTATGCCTTAATTGTAACACCGTATTTAGTAGAGGTCAAGCTGTACCACAATAGCGATATATAAAGAAATAGCCGTGTAAATGTTCATTTTTCCGGCGGGTTTGCGTGAGGTGTCAAAAAAACGGCTCTACAATCTGCAAAGCCGTTCTTATAGTTTAGGTTGTCTTGGTGTATTCGAGGGTCAATAGAACTGTACCCGTGCGTGATGCCATATCCTCAAATACTTTAAGTTCACTACCTTCTATAAACCAATCTAGGCTTATAGAAAATTGAGTACAAATAAAAAGACTTTCACCTTTTACTATATCGGTATGACTTATAGGAAATTGTGCATCTACTGAAAGCCACGTACCACCGGTTATACTTTTATTAGTATACTCAAATGTACGTTCATACGTCGGTCTTCCGTCTGTCCACTTTCTGCCTGTCAAGTGTTCTTCCGTGCTATAACTTCTCTGTCCGTTTATGATATTCGCAACGTCGTCCTGCTGGCCCTCAGTAAGCCCGCTTGTCGCTTTGATGTAGTAGAATACACCAAAACTCTTGCCACGGGTAACGGTGCCACCCTCGCTAGTAGATGTTTGCATATCTTGCCAAGCAAGTCCGTAGCCATCACCACCAGCTTGTAAACTTGGGCGTGTACTTGCTCCTGCACTTCCTTGTCGTGCATATATACCTATAGCGTGTCTATGTGATTTTAGCTGGTCGTCCTTAAACTCACCTTGTGCAAATACATCGTGATTCTGCGTTCCTGCCTGTCCTGTGCGTGGGTCGGTTTCCGTACTATCGAAAATGTAAGTAGTATTTTTCTCTGCTCCCTTTAAGCCTAATTCTCGCAAGTCGGGCAATACGTTTGTGCCTAAGTATGCGTAAAGTAACGGATATTGCGTAGCGTCAAAAGTGCTACCGTCGCAATACAACCACCCGCTATAATTTCCTTTTTTATAAAAAGGTGCGATAAAGCCTACGGGTACGCCTGCTCCTGCGTCTGCGGTCAATGGCTTTAATTTCTTTACGCCGTTTTCTGTGATTATCTGTGCTAACATTTTTTTACGCTCCTTTAGTCTGTAGTCTTAATATATTCTAAGTAAAGATTTGCAGAAAATGGTCTAGTGGGGTATTGACTGCCACAATAAACTTGCATATATTGTGCGCTATAACGCCACGCTCTTAATTTATCCGTATCTGTTTCGTAGTATGCTCTAAAAGAATTTCCTATAATTTCATATTTTAACGTTTCTTGTATACCTAGCGAACTTGTATCAATATTCTTATAGGTTTCTGTATCTGTCATTGTGAATGGAATTGTTATCGCATAAATCTTTTTTCCATCTATCCAATACTTACCCGTAAAATGCTCTGTTGTAGAATAACTTATTGCCTCACTTACTGCATTACTTGTAACTGCGTGCAGGTTATCTTCTTCCACTACGTCTACGGGCTTGGCTAATTCGTCGCCCGTGTCTTCGGAAGCTGCAAACTCACCGTCCTGAAGGTTTGGTAAATCATCAATAATATCCTGCACTGTATCATATACCTTAATATTAGCACCGCCAGAACCACCAAGCAGGAGGAACTTGCCTTCCTTGTACATACACTGAACTGAGTCGCCTGAGCTCCAAAGCTCACCTGAGGTGATGTGTCCCCTGTAGTCACACACAGGGCCTGTGACAGAGCCAACCTGAAAGACGGGGTAATCAACGTAAGTATAGGCATTACCAGTGCCTGTGTACTCAATCTCGTAGCATCCGTCAGGAGCAAGGGTAAAAGGCACTGTGAGCTGTTCGTCCTCATAATAATCAATCTGGTCTGAAGAATAAATAGTCTTTGTGCCCGGGGCAATACCCGCTGAGTTACCGTTGGCAAAGGTAACCACCATCATCATACCGTCAGAGACTGTGTCTCCGTCAGATAAAGTTACCTGCTTTACATAGTCAGCAGCTGATGTCGGGCATACGCCTGTGAGCGCACAGCCTGCTACAGTATAATCAACTCCACCTACGTTCTGTCTTAAAATCTTGGCCATAATAGTTATTCTCCTTACAGTCAAGCTTATTATAAGTCCTTATCTGTTTTCTGTAAAGGCTCTGCCCTCAATCCTTGTATAGCCAGCTCCAACCTGTGCCACAGCAGACAGCCGCTCTTCCATTTCCTCTGCACCTGCTCTGAATGATGCAAGGTGAGACATGATACCTTTTCTGATGTCCTTAAACTCAGGCAGGATAAGGGCAAGGTATGAACACACATACCTAGCACCGTCTATATCGTGGATAGGTGAGTTAGGGCCCACACCTTTAGGGATTTTGTTATCCTTACCTCTGCTTGCAGTAGAAAACGCTTCAGCGACTTCCCTTGCCTGTGAGTGTATCATAATACGTCCCTGAGCACACAGCTTTGAAATGAGGAAGCACGAGTCTTCTACCAGCGGAGATTTTGAGCGGTGGATGATGTGGATATCGTTCTTTCTCAGGCTGCGAGCAAAATGCGGGTACTGGTCTTTAATCGTAACGTCAGGAAGCCAGAATATATCCTGCTCAGGAAAATCATATCTGTATATATCTGCCATATCATCAGGGTCAGGAAAGTCGTATCTTTTGATGCAGTGGAGCGTACCGTTTCTTGCAACCCACGCAGAGCCTCTGTTATACCCTGAGTTAAAGTCCTGACCAACATATACCCTCTCTCCCGGCCTGAGCTCCAAGTCCATATCGCTTTCAGGAAGGAAGTTTTTATCCCAGTCAAATCCCGGAATTACACGTCCCTGAGTAACAGAAAGGAACGCGCCTTCCATATATACCTTTCTCTCTGTCTCAGTAAAGTTTTTCCAAAGGTCTAAGACATATTCTTTTGGAAGGTACCAGTTATCCTGCGTCCTTGCACGGGTCAGAACAAAACCAATACCTGACTTTTTATAGTGACAGTAGAGGCGGTAAAAGCCTTTCATACCCTGCGCAGTTGAAGCAGACATAATATATGGTGAGCGATGGTTAGGCATAATCTGACGTACACGCTGAGACAATGATTTCATAGCTTCAATCATTACGTCTTCAGGAAGCTCGTCTACTTCATCTGCGAGTGCACAGTAAACAGACTGACCAAAGATTTTACCCGGTTCTAGTAATTGGACAAGAATAACCTGCACCGTGCCTACAGTGAAGATATGATTTTTTGTATCCTCGTGATATGGTGTCTTAGAGGTGTCAAGATATGCCCTGAAATCTATTAAGAAGGTCTGTTCTAGGTGTGCAAACGTATAACCAGCTACGATAACTTTTGCGTACAGTCCACCTTTATCTTTCTCGCCGTCAAGTTCCTCAATAATCTTTAAGGCAGAGATAGCAAGACTACGGGTCTTACCCGCAACCGTAACCACCGAGCAGGAAGTGCCATCTCACGTCAGGGAAAAGTTCCGGTGACTGTATAAAACGCTCCTGATGAGGCAGGAGCAACACTGTGTTTTCACTCATAAAATAATCCTCCGTCTGATTATCTATTTACCCTCCACAGAAACGAGAGCCATCATAAGCTCTTCCCTCTGTTCAGGGGTCATATCCTTTATACTATCTGCAATATTGCTTCCTGTAAGCTCTTTGTTCTTTTCATTTCGTTTCTTGGCTTTTGCAGCAACGTCTTCTTCAGAGTCTTCGCTTCCCATAGCCATCAACGCTGAGTCATCGCCTGTTCCGTGATTGATTTCAACTTCCTTAAGCTGCTCCATTTCCTCTCTGGTGAGTGCTGTGAAAAAGAAATTAAGTGTTGACTCTTCATTATCTGTATTATCTTCAGCAGTAAGAGACATAAGCTCTCGTCTCATAGACGCAGCCTTAAGCTGCATTGAAAGAGCATCCTTATCGTTTCCTACCTGACTCTTTTTCTTTTTGCCCTTTCCCTGAGTACGACCGTCGTCACCTTCGTAATCGTCCCAGTTATCACCATCATTCCCTAGTTTTGAAGCTGCGTCGTAGATGGCCTGCACTTCCTCAAGTTCTTCCTGATACTTTTGGGCGCGGATAGCCCTTGTTTCAGTCTGAAACTCTATATCACGCATGATAAAAGTTCTCTGCTTTCCTGTCACACGACAGTAATCGAGGGCCATACCTACATTCATAAGGTTTTTATAGGCTTCAATACATCTTTGTACGAGTTCTCTAAAATCTTTGTCTTTATCCGTCATTGACAAGTCTCCTTTTACACTCTGACATATTTTCGCATAAAGGTGCATAATCGTCAAGTTTTCCTGCGTTTAAGGACATATTGAATACAATTTAATTTATTTTTTCTGCAATATTTTTACATGGTTTATTACGATTATTTTTCAAACTCTATTCTGCGTATAACTTCATCAATAGTCCCGTAATAGTATAGCTTATGACTCAACTTACGCTTTGTAATACCAAGCTCAGCAGCCCAACCTTCAAGCGTGTTCTCTTTACCTTGTCCTTTATACAGCTTCAGTACCTTTTTGAAACCTTTTCCTCTAAAGTCCTCTTTACTTAAAGCCTCTTCTAAAGATAGCCCTTTGCGTAATCTTGCGCTCACAACTGATGAGGACAGTCCGTGCTCCCTTGCGAGCTCAGACAAAGTATACTCTTTGCCCTGATACTCAACTATGTGGTTGTTGCGCTTATTATTCATTTGTACAAGATAAGTTGACCACCTGCAGTTCTCAGGACAGTAATCTCCGTTTACGTCAATACGGTCTATTGTAAGCTTTTCTGTGTATCCGTGTGATAAAGCCCAATCCCTGAATGGAATGTAATCTTTCCACTCATCACATACCTTGATGCCACGGCCACCGTAATATTTATACATCTTACATGTGGTTACATAACACCTACGCTTCATGCCACTCCATATCCCATACAGTCTTGTATGCCACTCACCATGTACTGTCTTAGATGCACTGCATCCACAAGACTTAGTTCGTCCATTTACGACATTAAACTTTGGGTACCATTTTTCACTGCCGCAAAAATCGCATTTGCATAAAAGCTGAACTTCTCTACGAGGGCTTGTCTTTCCTCTGACTACTGACCTCATATCCAAAACTGTCAAATTGTGGAACTTAGTTCCTATATATACTTTAGTCTGCTTCATATCTGCCTCCTTTGGATATAATAACTCTTTTTTGGTAAAGCGTCAAGTGCGGTATCCTGAAAAATCCAAAATCGCGGATGGACAACGGTAGGCATCTCCGAAAAAATTTGTTAGGTAAGACTAACGTAAGGAAACTAACAACCGATAGTTAGTTAGTCTGTACTAACGCCTCCATAGTTAGTTATGACTAACAACATCATTAAAAAACTACCGATAGTTAGTTTATACTATCGGTAGTTAGTTTTAGTTAGTAGTTATTAACAATGTATAATAACTCATCAGTTTTTAATACTTCTAGTCCGTTGCGTTTTTTGAAGTCATACATAAAATGATTGTCAGTGTTTGAAATTGTTTCACAATTTTTAATTTTAGTCTCAATTTCAATAATTCTGTAGTAGTTCTTATCGTTGCGGATTTTATTTGCTGTACATCTACTATAAAAACGTGATAACTTGTTTAATAGTTCCTCTTCGGGTGTAGGGTAGTAAGATTTTACAAACACGCCGTACTCATCGCCATTATCATTGACTACTGCATTAATAGACAAGTTCTTTTTGCTAGTCCTATTTTCTTTTTGCTCTAAAATATCGACGATATCAATAACATGGCTATTTACTTTTTTAACATTGCGATATTCTGAATATTTATTGTTAGTTTTTTTGTATGCAGTCATCTTATACTTAGTTTCACTATTGCCATAGGCATAGTTATTATTTTTAAAGTAACTAGAATAATTAGTCATGGCTAAGATTTTTTTAATCAATTTTTTAGTACCTAAAAAAGCGATTAACATTGTTTCACGTGAAAAGTTAAGAGACTTAGAGCAATTATCAATTTCACTATGCAATTTTTCGCAACGGTTAAGAAACAATTCAAAAAGACCACTAGCAATATAGTTCGTACAATATGTTTCACTCATATCGTGATTTTTTGCAATATAAACGCTACATTTTTTTGCATACTGTAAAAACTCATTATAAAATAATTCCATAATAGCCGATTGACTAAGATTGTTTAATGTTTCGATTGTGATTTTTTTCATGGTGTACCACCTTCTAATTAAGATTTTTTGTATCACTTAACAAGTGACAACACAATTCTATCAAAATAAATAAAAAATGTCAATAAATATTATTTATATATATTATCTTTTTTAGTCCCAAAAAGTGAGAAAAGTTTTTTAACTTTTTTATTGTTTCACGTGAAACAAGTTTTAATAATTGATTATATATATTTACTTTTCAAACTGTTAAAAGTGAGAAAAAAATCTTATAACTTTTTGTTATATTTCATTTTTCAATTCCTTCTATATATGGCTATAACTTGCCATTGATAAAAAATAATTAAAAAACTTTTCTCACTTTCCACAGTTTGAAAAGTAAATATATATAACAAACAAACAAACTAACTAACACTAGTTAGTTACTAAACTAACAATAATTAGTTAAAAAACTTTTCTCACTTTTTGCAATTCAAAAAGTAAATACATACAACAAACAAACAAACTAACAAACAAACTAACAATAGTTAGTTACTAAACTAACACTAGTTAGTTTTATGATAAAACTACCGATTGGTAGTGTTAGGGTTACCTAACAAGTCCTTTTTTAGGGGGTATTTTAATGCGGGTAATTGAAACAGAGATTATCAATGCCCTGCGTCAGCACTGTAATTTTGAAACACCGCCTATAGTGAACAACTACTATGGCAGCAACCCGGACGGCCGGAAGCAGAGAAGAGACTCGCTCCGATGGTCGGAATACGACACATTTGCCTATGACCTGTGGGGCCATGCTATAGCAAGCGGTGACATCATGTCTAAAGAATTAAGCGTGTCTGACTGCGGGTATGCTACACAAACAACTAAATCAAGGCTCAATGCGGTATTTGCAGCCCTTGATATTCCTATGGCATGCACTGTTCGGAATAAGAAAATGATTTATTTCCTAAATGGGCATGAAATATCTGAAAATACAATTCAGACAGGAGACTGGATTGTAAAGGTAAAATCCTAAAGGGGAAAGGAAATGGGTGGAAGGATTTATACAACCGTAAACGGTCATAAATACGAGGTTATTTTCGGCTCGTATGTGGTAAAGTTCATAAAAGTTCAGACAGGAAGGTTGAAGGCTACAACGCCTCTTAATACACCTGTAAAGGAACTTAAAAACTATTTATAGAGGAGGCGCGGTATGGAAGAAATCGAATACAAGGGCAAAAAATACAAATGCCTTGAGGTAACCATAGGTGACAGATATCACTTTTATGCGGAGTCAAGCCTTAATGATGATATTGTGGCTAATGACGAAGAAGGATGCGGTTTAGACCTTCAGATAATATTCTACCCGGCATCCGATGAACTCGAACAGATGTCAAAATATATTGAGCGTAACGACATAGAAGGACTCAAAAAGTATCTCAGAGAAAACAAAATATACTTTGAAGAGTAGGAGGCGCGGTATGGATGAAGTTATCGCAGATTTCAGAAAGGCATTGGCCGAGGCAGAGAAGAGAGGCGCGGTTTATCATAAGTCAGAAAGGAATGAGACAGAGCTCGATATGGCAGTCCTTCACTATAAGCAGGAGAAGGAAAAGCAGGAGAAGAAAGCCCGCCTGTTTGCTTTGTAATTTTACTTGTAAAAATTGGTATTATCTGTAAATAGTGTTTTTCATTTCTTGAAAAATGAAAGATTAAAAAATCTACTCTATAGATAGATTGGATACAATATAATTTTTCTTGATATAATCTTTATCTATCTAATTTTTCTTGATATAATCTTTATCTATCTAATTTTCTCAAATGTATCATATATAAAAATAGTTATTAAAAACATTGACAATAAAGGATAACTGATATATAATCAAAATATCCCTTCTAATACCTATATTTCCTTAGGTATGTAAATCTTTTCAAAATAAAAATTTTTCTCAAATATGTCTCTTAGGAGACAGAGAGAAGGTGTTTTTTCTACAGAAAATAAACACTATATACAGATATTACCAATTTTTACAAGTAAAATGTTTTGTATAGGTAAAATACCTATACAAATCTAAATATTCCTATACATAGAGGAGGTAAATACTATGGAAGAGGAAGAAATGACACACTCACAGAACGAGGGTATTTCAAGCGACCAGCAGGTAGCTGAAAGTACAGAAACCACAGTTCGCTGTGAGGAATGGCCTGTCGAGGTAACACTTGATGAGGTAATCAATGACACACGCTACTATGGGCCTGTAAAGGTATATGAAGGTGGCAGAGTTGATTTCGGTGATATGTGCACTGAAGGCCGCGCCGTATGGAACGGCTATGGAGCAGCCCTTATCAGCACGCTCTTGACAGGTGCTGCATTACATCTGTCAGGCAGATTTGATGATAAGGTAGCGCAGTGTCACTATACCGGTTGGTGGGTACTCAAGGAAGCATATCTTGTCGAAACACACGACGGTTATCTCTGCCTTGCAACGCTTGCCAAGGAATGGCGTGATGAGTACTACTTCCGAGAGGATGGTGAGTTCAATATGTACCGAAACTCTGACGGCTACAGAGACAGTTTCTGGGCACCAAACTCATATTGGGAAGACTTGTATTACTGCGAGCACTGTGAGTGCTATGTAGACAGTGAGACATATCACGGAGACGATTGGTGTGAGCACTGTTGGGCAGAGGAACACCGAAGATATGTCATAGAAAGCTATGGCGAGTCTCACGACCACAATGCAAACCCTGTCCTGTTCGGAGAGTACAAGGACAGAGAACATTTTGCAGGGTTTGGCTTTGAACTTGAGGTTGATACGTGTGACGAGCCTGAGGAGAACAACGACGATGTCGCAGCTAATCTCTGCTCTGAATGCGGATTGGAAGAGAACGAAATGCG